AAACTTATTAGTTCTTCGTCATCAATAAAAATCTTAACTTGACCATTACCAATAACATCATAATATAAATTTGCAACTGAAATAACACTCTCACTTGTTGCATTTAATAATTTAGGTGTATCTACTACTTTTTGAGACACCTCATTTTTAAATCCTTTTACACCAACAATGGTCTTAAAACCATCATCTAACTTTTGTTCAACTTGTACAGTCATTATTGTGCGTCATAGTAAGTCTTTGACAACTCACCTCTTTCAACTGTAGTACCTTTTTTTCTACATCTAAGGTACACTTTAGTAACTGCATTAGTTCCTGGTCTTGTGTGTGTTCTTATACCACCAGATACAGTTGAGTTTGCACCGTCAGCTGAATCAGGATACGTATTAGACGCTGTAGCAGAATTTTCATACTGCCAAACTGCACTTGAACCTGGTACATCTACCCACGCCATCTTTAACTCCCTAGTTGTTCGTCTGTCTCTGCCTCTATGTAATCATAGATAACAGAGGTGTTAATATCATGGAAGTCTGAAACTTTATCAACTGATTCTTCCACGTTCATAACTATATTTTCATTATCTTCTTTATCAAGTATCTTAAAGAAGTCAGTCACCGCCTCTTTATGTAAAGGTGGTAAACTACTGAAAGTCTTACTATCTACTATTTTTTTTTCTTCAAATAGATTAGATATTCGCATCAGCTGGAACCTCGGCCGCTGGTGCTTCTACAGGTGCTTCAACTTCTGTGGCTGGCGCCTCAGGAACCTCTGCTGTCGGGTCTGGATTGTTACCGTCTGGAGTAAATTCAATCTCATTACCTTGTGTGTCATGCACTGCGTCTGTTCTTTCGCCTGGGTCAATCACTGCTGGTTTAGGGTCACTAAACGCCGTTGCTTGGTCTTGTCCAGGTGTAGATGTAAAGATATTCTTCGCTACATCAATTCTTTGTTGGTCTAAAGCAGAGGCAACCTTGTCTCTTAATGCGTCTTTAAAAGCCTCACCAGCTTCTGCATTTGCACCTTTGCCTAGATTATCAATAAATGATTTTACTTTTTCTGTCATTATAGTTCTCCATTATCTGTTGACGGTTCAGCTATGATACCATCATCAACTTCTTGTTTAATTTGTTTATCAATATCTTCAATTTCTCTTTCGTTTTGTTTAAGCACATGCTTACGAACATACTCAATTGAATAATATTTACCAATGTAATCTCTCATTTGGTCAGCCAGTCTCAATCTTTCCATTAACATTTCCGCATTTTTTAATTCTGCAAAATGGCCGTCTTGTAAGAAATCATATTGTAAATGGTCTTTAACAGTAAACCAGTCTTCTTCAGCTATTACTGCTTTTAATACTAACTGTGTATGAAGTATATCATTAAACAGTTCAGTAAATTTCTTTCTTAATCTTTGAACAAACTTTGTAAATTTAAGTTCGTCTCTAGTAATTTCAGTAGAACGACCCATGTTAAATCCTTGGTTCGCCTCTAATCTACTAGCAGGAACATTTAAACTTCTATAAAGTTTTGCTCTAAAGTATTCAATGTCTGCAATCTCTCCCAAGTTTTGACCACCAGGTAATGTAGAAATATCTGTACCTCTACCACCCTCTCTACTTGGTAACCAGAAGTCTTCCAACATTGACATGTAATTTCTGTCGTCTCGGATTTCTCCTGTTTGTGCGTCATAGACAAGTTTATTTCTATACTTAGCCATAACATCACGTAAGTATTGCTCTGCCTTTTGTTTAGGTAGATTACCTACATCAATTTTAAATATACGTCTCTCTGGTGCTCTCGCAATTCTGTATATAACAGCTGCGTCTTCAATCATTCTTAACTGATTGACAGGTTTAATTGCCTTATGTAAATAAGACAACACCATGTTTTTATTCTGGTCAACTAAACCAGAAGGACAAAATGCGATTGCGTCAACAGCAATCTTAATACCACCAGATGTAGTATTTGTAATTCCTTTTTCGTTGAAGATAAAATACTCTTGCATTTGGTCTACAACTGATAAACCATATGGAGTAGGTCCGTCAGGTCTTTGTTTCCTGATTTCTCTAATCTTCTTAATTTTTCGTGGGTCTATGTATCTTAACTCTGTGATACCTTTGTGTGTACTTTCTCTATCAATTACTTTATGATAGAATAAACGGCCATCTACGTACCATCTTCTAAAGATATCATGCCCTTTAGTATTGAAGTTCATAAGACGTAAGACTTCTTTAAACTCGTCTTCTATCTTTCTACGAACATCATTACCAAATGGTAAATTCTCTAAATTTAATTTTACGGCGTCCTTTAATTCATTCGCAACGATAGCCTCGTTGATAATGTCTTCTACTGCCATGTCGCACTCTGGATGAAGTGCTATCTCTCTATAACGTCTGATTAAGTCCTGCTCATTTTTAGCAGTACCTTCCATGTCAAGGTACTGGCCAAAATAACCACCGGCAGCGACGGTTGATGTACCGTCATCTGCCTGTGGTGTTGTAAAGCTTTGCTTTGGATCCTGTTTAGGTTTGACCCTTGTTATAGAAAATCCAAATAAATCTGCCATACTATATTCCTTTACTGTTCATTATCTATTTATACTACTTTTTAGGTAGTAGTGTTCGTTTCAAAGTATTGGTATGCCATAGTAACAGCAAATTCTTCAATTGCCGTAGCTTCGTCATAACTCAATTCAATCGGAGCAATGATTGTAGGGAATACACCTCTTAAAGTGTAACTCTTAATCGTTGTACCGTTTCTATCTAACTGGTCAACAAATGCGTCAACTTGATAATCCGCTGGATTAGTTAAGCCTTCGTTATCTGTCATGTTATTGATACCATTTGACCATCTTTCAAAAGCATTTCTGATTTTGAAATTAGTGTCATTTAGTACAGTAATTGACCAATCTTCTATTGTTCTATCACCAGCAATCTTAATACTTCTTCCTCTGAAAGGAACGTTAAAACTAGGTAAGTTCATACCTGGTAATGAAGTTGCTTTACATAAGAATGCTAGGTCTTCTATTTCTCCACCAACTTGTGCGTAACCAGGAAAAGGCATTGTTACCTTAAACTGATTGGCTCTTGCGCCACCGCCTGCAAGTTTAGCTTTGAAGTCATTAATGTTTGCCATTGTTTTATTCTCCTTTTCTAAACTTACCCACCAGCCACTTCGTCAAACGAAACGCCAGTACGTGTTGCTATGAATTGTAAAGTAATGAAGTTAATGCTTCTAGCAGGTTTTATGAAAATCTCCGCTATGAATTCATTTCTATCAACTACTTCACCTGTGTTATTAGTTTCATCACAGACTACTAAAAAGTCTGTAATACCTCGTCTACCTTGTACTTCTCGTAAAAAAGGTTCTACAATGTTTCTAAAGTTCGCTCTAGTAAATTCATCATTGAATTCAAATAGTTGGAATTTAGAAGCAGTAGCAATTGCTTTTTCTAGTACAATAAACAGTCTTCTAACATTGATTCTATCAAATGCTGAAGGAGCAGATAGTCCAGTTTTGTCACCAAAAAGAACAGTACCTTGACCTGGGAAGGTTGCAACAGGATTAACTCTTGCTCTGTACAGTTCGTCTCTTTGTGCTTGTGTTGGATTAAATGCTAACTTAACTGCGCCTCTAACAATACCTCTGTTAAGACCCGCTGGTGAGTACCAAGCGTCTGCGATTAAGTCTGTTCTTGCTGATAGGCCAGCAGTGTCACCATTTAATGGTACATATCTATATACGTCAGCGTATCTGTCGTACATGTATTTGTAACCACTATCAAACATAACATAAGAAGATGAGTTGATACCATTAAAGAATGATACAACGTTACTCTTTTGTGTGTTTGCGTCAGCAACATTAACTACATCACTTCTTTCAGGAGAGCAAAATACTATTGCGTCTTTTCTGTTTTCTGCGATTGTAATTAGGTTACCGATATGTGTAGCGTCACCTGAACCTGCCATGATTAGACCAACATCAACAGTTTCAGCGTCTGCAAATTTTTCGTAAGCAGTTCTTTTCTGTCCTGTTGTTGCAGCTGAGCCGTCTGAACCAGATTGTAATGTAACGTCTGAAACAGATGTTACGTCTGTATATACAGTGTTGGCTGCCGCTTGTCCCCAAGTAGTACCTGAAGCGTTGTGGTCCATCCAGTAGATGTA